TACTCGGTAATCACGAATGCGCTAATCTTTTCGATCAAAACCTTGTCTAAATCGGCTATTTTTATGGTCCAGTAAGGCGTGTAGGTCTGGTTGATCTCGTATCCCTCCAGGGTGCTGTCCATCATGAATGAGGCGCGGTGGCCGTCTATGTATAATGGCCCGCTTTGGACGACCTCCAGGTCCTTGTTCTTGACCTCGTAACTTCCTTCCTCGATCGTGAATTCGTCCTCGCAGCGCTTCCTCATGACCTCGATCGCTAATTCTCTTATGGCGCCTTTTATAAACTTTCTCATCGCTTCAACTCCCTTAGCCAGAATTCGGGCGGGGCTTCCCGGTATTCCCATTGGTCCGGCTCTTCCCGCAGGTAGAAATCAAGCGGTAGTTCTTTTAGCCGGAATTCCTCCGCTTCAATCCGCGGGATAACTGTCTTAATCTTAACATTTGCGCGAGTATTGGTAAAGCTCTGCCCGGCGATCGCTCCTGGGTCTACTGTTAGCCGGGCCTCCGCCCTGGTCCCGGTGGCCGCTTTTCCGCTAATTTTTGTTGACATTTCTGTTGCGGCCTGGGTCCTGGTCGTGCTCCTGCTTTGGCCCTCGATTGTTACGCTGGCTTCAATTTCGGCCTGGGAGCGGGTTTCCGCTACTGCCTGCCCGGCCAGCGCCGTTTCGGCTTCTAAGGTTAGCTCCGCCCGCGTTGCTGTGGTGCTGGTCCCTTCTAAGACCGGGGCTATCGAAATGGCTATCTGGGCCCTGGTCCCGGTCGCTGATCGGCCACCTAAATTTATGCTGGCCTCAATCTGGGCCGTCGCCCGGGTGCTGCTCCGGCTTCCTCCGCTGACCGTCTGGTATTCGGTTATATAAATTATGGCCTGGCTGCGGGTAGTGCTTTCGCTGCGGCCGCTTATGCTTATGCCGGTCTCGATGCTCCCGGCTGCCCGGGTCTCGGTCCGGCTGGCGCCCGAGAGCAGCTCGTATTCGATAACGTGAATTTCGGTTTGGCTGCGGGTGTTTGTGCTGCTCTTCCCGCTTAAGGTTATTTGGTTCTCGGTAACCGCGCTGGCCCTGGTGCCTGTAATGCTCCGGCCGCTGACCTCTGCCTGGCTCTTTATTTGAGCGGTCGCCCTGGTTTCGGTTCTTGATTCGCCGGTCAGGTTTATGGCCGCGTCGAGCTCCGCCTGGCTCCTGGTGTTTGTTCTTGATTCGCCGGTTAGCAGCTCCGCGGTGCTGATCTCAGCCTGGGCCTTGGTTTCGCTGCTTGAGCGCCCGGTTAATGCTGTTTCGCTTTCCATCGCCATCATGGCCCGGGTGCCGGTCGCTGACCTTCCGCTTATCTGAGTCTCTACCTCGATCGCCGCGCTGGTCCTGGTCCCGCTGGTCGAGCTTCCGGCCAGCCAGGCGGCCGCATCGATCGTTGTTTGGCTCCGGGTCGTGGTTCTTGTTTCGCCGCTCAGGGCGATCGTGTTTTCAGTTACTGCCGTCGCCCGGGTCGTGGTGCTTGAGCGCCCGGCCAGGGTTATCCCGGTTGCCAATGTGGCTGTCGCCCTCGTTTGGCTCGGTGACCTTATGTGGATCGCGACCTGGCTGTCCATGACGATGGTCGCCCTGGTTTCGGTCGCGCTTTTTGCCTCGATTGAAGTTGCTGTGTAAATTTCCGCCTCGGTCCGGGTTTCGGTACTGCTGGTCCCGGCTACCTGGACGGTGGTGTCGATTGCCAGCGCTGCTCTGGTCTGGCTGGCGCTTCTCCCGGCGAGGGTTATGTAATCTGTAATCTGGCGAACGGTGTCCGCCGGGTAGCGGCCGGGCTCTAAAACCTGGCGCTCCGTGTCCGCTGGGTAGGTGCCTGCTTCAGCGATTTGCCTTTCGGTATCCGCTGTGTAAATTCCTGATTCTGCAATCTGGCGCTCCGTATCGGCCAGGTATCCGTCGTCCTCCGCGATCTGGCGTTCGGTGTCGGCAGCGTAAGCGCCTGACTCTAAAATTTGTCTTTCGGTATCGGCCGGGTAAGTCCCGGGCTCGAGGATTTGTCTTTCGGTGTCCGCTTCGTAATTACCGGCCTCTAAAATCTGGCGTTCGGTGTCTCCGGCGTAGGTGTTTCCGGCGCTGATTTGCCTTACCGTATCAGCGGGATAATTCCCTACTTCAGCGATCTGGCGGAGGGTGTCGGCGGTGTAGGTGTTCGGGACGGCCTCTTCTTCCCATTGGTCTATCCTGGTGATAATCCAGGTGTCGCCGCTGGCTTTGGCCTGGTTGGGCTCTTCCGTGGCAACCAAAATTCCGGTCCCGATCGTCGCTGTCGCGTCAATCCCGCCATACCAGTAAAGTTTTTGAATCGTGCCGGTTCCTTCTCCGGGGCTTAATGTGGAGACCGACGAAATTTCGTCGGTCTCCACATCGTATTTGTCCGCTACGATTTTCCGGCCTGCTACTGTCCCGCCGATCTCCCATTCGATGTAGGCGATCCGGTCCTCGTAATCGAACATCGGGTAGGTGCTGCTTCCCGGGTAAAGGTCGGAGGAGGGAAACCTCTTGATTAGAATGTTCCCCTGCTCCGCTTCTCCGATCCAGCTTTTTTTGTAATCTAAGTTTACTGTTGCCATCGGCAGGTCTCCCGGTCTCGGTTTATGCTACTGCCAGCGCCGCGTTGACCTCGATGTCTACCGAGGCATCGTTCGCGGCTCCTTCTCCGGCCTGGACGCGGGCCCTGGCCCAAAAGATCGTATTCGTCGCTCCGATTTCCGAGGCGAAGTCAAGATGGGCTCCCCAGGACATTGGTGTGCCGGGGCTCCCGGCGCTGTCCGGGGCCAACTGCCATTTGGTAACGTGGGTTGAATCCTCAATCGTTACCCTGGCGTGCCGCCCGCTTGCCTCTACGGTCTTATAGCCGGATTGGCAGCGCAGGGCGAGCTTGATCCATTCCCCTTCGGTGTAATCAGATCCGGGCGCTAAAATGTAGCCCGATTCGATCGGGGTTGATCCGGTGCCGCTTGAAACCAAGGTGCCGTTCGTGCCTCCGGCGGTCGGGTTGTTCATGTAAATGCGAATGTTATCGCTCATTCGTTAGCCCTCCCTCTTATCCGGGGTCTTTAGCAAATACGCCGATCGCTACCTCGATGTCCCCGATGCCGATTCTGACTCCGTCTGATCCTGTGGTTTTCGGTGTCGCTACCGCGGCTATGAATTCGACCTGGCCGGATGTTAACGCGCTCCAAATTGAAAAGTGCGTTATTTCCTGGGCGGGGTCGATTTGGGCGCCGGTCCATTCAACGGCGGGCTCTTCGCCTGCGGTGTTTAGGACGCGCTGCTCCTGGTTCGAGGGGTGCGCTGCCGGGCTGCCAAATGCTATCGGTTTCCTGACGACCGGGTCCGTATCAATCTGGGCGATGTTAGCCGTCCCTGCGGCGCCCGGGTTTCCTACGTGCAGCTGGATGTGCGGTGTGGCGCCGCCGCCTAAAGCGTCGGTTAGGACCGCGTTTGCTCTTACGTAGCTCATACTCATTCTGGATCACTCCTTTGCTTTATTCTTCCGCTTGTCTGGCCGCCTGCTTGCTTCTGTCGTGAACTTTTTTATGAAAGCGTAATCCGCCCTCGGTTTTGGCTACGAAGTTGCAGCCGGGATGGTTGCAGCGGATTCCGGGCTCGTAAATGGCCAGGGCCTGGCAGGCTTTAATTTCGGCGTAGCCGGTTTCGGTGACCGTTATGGTCCGCTCCTGCTTCGGTCCGAAAACGTATCCGGCTCTCCAAACCTGGCTTTGGCTCATGTTCACGACGGTGACCTCGGTTCTCATAATTCCACCTCAGTTAATGATCTCTAAAAATTCGCAGGCTTTAATTTCCTTAAATCGGTCGCTGGTCGCGTCGATCAGGACCGGCGAGTTCGGCATAAATAGCAGGCCCGCTCTTTCGATCGGCTTCGGGCTGGTGTTCACGACGGTTAGTTCAAATTCCCGCGGCGTCCTGGTCCGGGTTCTTGCTGTCCCTCCGCTGTGGTGTCTTATGATCTCTGCCCGGTTTTCGTGGCGGTTGTTTGTAAAGCTGTTCCATTCGCTGCCCAGGACGATCGCCCTGACTTTCGTCTTGTAGTAGGCCCGGAGCATGGACGGCTGGTCGCGGTATTTGCCGCTTCCCCATTCGGCTTGCCATGTCGCCAGGTATCTCTTTGAACCTGGCCCGCGGCGAAAGGCCCAAACTCCGCCCGCCAGAGCGATTTCATCGTCTGCTCCGACCAGCTCCCGCGTTTCGTTGTAATCCGCGGCGTCTTTATTGCGCTTCAGGTATGGGACCGTGTCCCGGCTGTTTATGTCCTTCGTGAAAACCATTTCCCAGCCTGCTTCCAGGCAGTAAAATAAATGCTCTATGCTTTCGGTTAGCTCCGTGTCCGCGTCTAAATAAATGACCTGCTTCCATTCCTGGGGTGCTAATTCGTAAGCGGCGAGCTTTGTGTTCCTGGCGCCAACTCCTGGGCTTTCATGGTTTACGTGGACGTCGGCTTCCGGGAGCGGCTTATCCGAGGCGACCGCGACCTGGGTTTCCGGCATGAATTGATTTATGCTGCGAATCAGGGCCCTGGCGCAGCGCCGGGCTGCGGCGCCGTAGGCGACGACGTATATTCCGCGGTCCTGCCTTTTGTTTCGGCGCCGGGCTTTCCCGGTTTGCTGGACCATGTCCTCGATTTCGGCAAAGGCTTTGGCGTGTCCCTCCGCCCATGCTTCGTCGGTGAACCTGGCGGTCGCTTCGCGGAGCTCTTCCGGGTCCGCTTTTGTTTCCCTGGCCCTGGTGAGGGCCTCGATCATTTTGTTGACATTTCCGGCCTCGTAGCGCTCGATTCCTGGGATGTCTGGTAGCTCGTCTAAAAGTCCTACTCCGGCCGGGATCACTATTTTTTTCCCGCAGGCGAGCGCCTCCAGCGGTGGGTATGGAATTCCTTCGATCAGGGCGGTGCAAAGCAGGATGTCGATTCCCTGGTAAAATTCTTGCAGCCGGTCGTATGGTAGCAATTTGGCCGGTATCGGCCAGCCTTTTCCGGCGGCCTGGTAATCGAATTCGCCTCCTGTTTTGGCGATCGCCTCTTTTAGTAGGGTTTCGCCTTTGCGGCCTCCCTGGTAAACGAATCCCGCTACGCCCACTTTGTTGCCGGGGCTTTTCCTGGTTTTGATCGGTTGAAACTTTTCGCGGTCGAGCGGTGGGGTAATTTTTGCTGTGGCTCCGTAGCTGGCCAGGTCCTCGTAATATTGCTGGGCTGAAGTGATCCTTAAAATCGCTTTCCGGGCCCGCTCTTCCCAGATCGCTACCTTCGCCGCGATGCAATCCTCCCGGTGCGTAAAATATGCGGCGAATGGCAGGCCCTTTAAATCGTTACGTCCGTCTAAATATGGCAATGCGTAATTTAGGCGGGCGCCCGGGTCCGGGTGGCTTGAAATGCTCCAGCCGAGCTCCTTCACTAAGATTCTGGCTTTGCGGCTTAGGATGCTGGTGTCTCCTGGCCCGCTCCGAATGATGTGGATCATCTGACCTTCTCCATTTCTGCAAAAATGCTGGACCAAATTCCCTGGCTGTTCTGCTTTCCGGTGCCGCCCTTTTTCCTGATCTTCCACTTCCGGGTGGTGTAAAAGTTGTTGCCGGTGTTTTTTGACTTGTAATCGAAAATGCTGGTGAAACTCAGGGTGAAGGGCCTCCGGTGGGTCGGGTCTCCCCAGCAGCCAATGTAGTCCTCCGCGTTTGGTAGCTTGACGTATAAAATGCCGCCCGGCCGTAAAATCCGCCAGCATTCGTCGATCGCCTTTAGAAGGTCGATGTCGATGTGCTCGAAAACGGCTTTGGCCGTAATCTGTTCCATGCTGCCGGTCCTCCAGGGCCATGGCAGCTGGTTAAGGTCCCAGACCGCGTCGATCTCCGGCCGGTGTTTCATCCGGTCGTGATTAATCCATTTGGTCGGGTCCTCAATCAGGTTGCCTGCTCCTAAATTTAGCCGGGTTTTTTGCATTTTATATGATCCACTTTTCTGCCGGTAACGGCTTGATCAGCGGTTTGGTCTCCCAAGCTGCCGCGATGAATGCGATCCTCGGGTCCCATTCGGCCTTTAGCTCCTGGTAGCGCTTGAGCATTTTGGTGGTCCTTTCGTTCGTTAAAACGAAAATCAGCCGCGGGTCGAACAGCGGTATGCGTAGGTCCCCGAGGCCCAGGTTTATGATTTCCTGCTGGCTTTTGCCTTTCATGAAGTCGCTGGCCAGCTCCTGGTATGGCCGGAAAGGGCTTATCGCTTCCCAGCGTCCCAGCCATTTGAAGCCCTGGATCAGCTGGGCGGGGCTTACCGTTATGCTTTTGTCAAGGATCGCTACTTTCCTGGCCTGCGTGCTTTCCTTTATGATCGGGTAACCGCAGTATTCCTGGCGGTTGGTCCCTTCGATTAGGATGGCTTCTGCGATCTTGGTATTCATAACTGCTGGGCGGAGGGCTTCCTCCGCCCGCCTCCGTCTTTAGGTTAATTAGCTGCCGGGTGAATCCTGGTCGACCAGCGCTACGACGGCTGCGTTTTCGTCCTCGTAGTCGGCGTCGCCCTCGATGGTCAAAACAAAATCGGTGCGGCGCGATTTCGGAATCCGGTCGCGCTCGATGGTTACTTCGTGGAAAAGTCCCCAAACCATGTTGTCCGGGTGCTGTAGCATGGCTACTCTTCCGGCGCCGGTCGGGTATGATGCGCTGCGCTCGAGCATGGGCACGTAGGTGATCGGGACGCCCTTGTAAGGTATCGGGGCTGCTCCGGTCATCGCCTGGTCCCCAAGCTGGGTCCCGCGCTTCTTGAGCAGGTTTCGGTAGGCGTTCTCGATGCTCCAATCTACGTAAATGCGCCATTCGGCTCTGTTCTGCAGGTATTGCTTCGGTACCGCGGCGATCAGGGCGTCAAACATGTTCTCGGGCCAATTATCGGAATCCGCGGGGTTGAAGTCTCCGCCGCTTCCGCCGTAAATCTTATTGGCTGCCCGCTTGGTCCAGCCGTCGGTGAGGCTTAGAATTTCGTCGGTTTCGAATGCGATGTCGGTGTTTGCCAGGAGGAACCATTCTTCCAGGTCCCGGCCTGCCGCTTCGCCGAAAAGGCTGATCAGGGTGTTTTCGAATCCTCCCCTTTCAATGTTTCGGCGCAGCGCGTTGTCCTTGATTCCGGTGATCGCCTGGAGCTCTTTGGCGATCAGTTTGTTGGTGGCGAAAACTGGTTTTACGTGTTCGCCGTCTGCCAGGTCGCGGTCAACTCCTGATGTGTCGGTCCCTGATTTCAAAATCCTCCCTACGAAGCCTACGCGGTCGATGTCGACCTGCTGGGCGTCCATTGGGATAAATCTTGCCTCCTGCAAAATCACGGTCCGGTGCTGGACCGTCTCTACGAAGCGGTCAAACTTATCGGGTGTTAAAATTCCTTCATCCAGGTCGCCTACGGTGATCGCCTTAAAGGCTGAATCCAGCCTGGCGAGCAGCTCGGCGTTGCTTAATGGGTTACCCACTTATACCGCCTCCTTTCTGGGTTTTTTGTTATGCTGAATGCAATTTGCGGCCGAATGCGTCGCGGCCTTTGACCGCTGACTTTTCAGCTGGCTCGTCCCCTTCGTCGTCCCCATCCTGGCCTTTTAGCGCTGTGGCTTTGGTGCCTCCGAGCTTTTTGGCCAGGGCTTCGATTTTATCGGTTAGCTCCGATTTCAAGGCCTCGTATTCGGCCTTGTAATCTGGCTCATCGGGTTCGTCTGGGGTGTCGCCATTTTCTTCGGGTTCCTCGGTGGCCTGGCCCTTGATCGCCTCTTCTAAAGCGGCGAATTTTTCATCCAGGCTGGCCATGCTTTCCTTGACGGCGCTTTCTACCAAACCTTTGATTTCCTCTTCTGTCATATCGCTGTCGCCTCCTTTCTGGCCGGGAATGGGCGCTTTCTTCTTGCTATTTGCTTCTTCTTCCGCTTCGCTGATCAGCTCCAGGAGCGCTTCATGTGCTGCTTTTAGCTTGTCGACGGTGGCCTTGGCAAAGCGGCGCCCTTCTTTCTCGGCCGATTCCGGGTTATTCGATGACGTTTTCCCCAGGGCATTTAAAATCTTGCCGATTAGGGTGGTGTCGGGTGCTGGCTCTTCCTCTTTGGCCTTTAATGCGAAAAACTTTGCTTTCGGGACCGCGGGCTGGTTTACTACTGAGACGTAAACCGGTACCCAATCGGGGCCTAAATCCCGGAGCAAAGTTTTCTTTAGTGCGGCGTCGGCCATCGGGTCGTCGGTGCTTTTCCCGGCGGCGATCGCTTCCTGTAAATTTTTCATGGCTGCTCTTTTCATGCCCATGACCGAATATCCGGTCAGGGTTCCTTTCTCGACCGCTTCCCAGGTTGCTTCGTCGAGGCGGCTGCCTAAAATCCAAGTCCCTTCCGGGAGGACCATGTCCTCCTGGCCGTGGACCGTCTTGACGGTCATTTCGGCTGGCAGTAGGTAGCTCTCGACCGGGCGGCCGACATTGTTGAGGGTGTGCTGAAGGTCTACGTTCTGGTAGCTTTCCATCCATTCGTGGGCTGCTGCTTCAATTTTTTCCTTGGTTACCGATTCTCCGTCGTGGTCAAGTTCTCCTGGGACCAGGACGGCGGCGTATGCGATGCGCTTTGCCGCGTTTTTCATGACGATCGGTCCGGTAATTTCGGCGTCGTCGCATCTCTTTGATGTGCAATCCGCGGCCTTTTCTGCTGGCCATTTGCCTAATGCCTGGTAATGTAGCCAGGCGTAGAGCGCGTTGACGTTGTCTATTCCTGGGGTCCCGCTTAGGGTTGAGACGCAGGTGTCAAAACTTCCTCCTGCCCAATCGTCGAATGTGTCGATCAGGTCGCTGACGCCTTTCATGGCCATTTTGGGGTTCGCGGCCATGAGGCGCTTGGTTACGAAAAGGTTGTCGACCTCTTTCGGCTCGCCAAAAATAATATCGCCCTCCACTTCAGCGTAAGCCATTTCGTAAAGCTTGTCGCTTTTGTAGTTTCTGGCGATAACGGCGTCCTCGAAGGTGTGGACAAGTCCGAGTTCGGCTTCTTCTCCGTTAATTTGCTGGAGGGCCCAAACCATTTCTCTTATCCGGTCCAGCCTGGCCTCGAATGATTCGGCTGCTGTCCGTATGCCCATGCTCTTTTCACCTCCTTTGTGGGTTTTCCTTCCGGGCATTTAAATCCTCCTTTGCAGTTTGTTTAATCTTAAGGCTTGTTCTAAATCTTGTCAAGTTTCCGCCTTTTAAATTTCTTTCAGCCAGGCGATCTTGTCTTTGTTGAATTGGTAAACTGGTAGCGCTTTGAATTCGGCGACCGTCATGCCCTGGGCTTCGATCCAGGCGAGCAGGTCGTCGGCGCTTTCTATGTCCGGGAAGTCCCATGCGGTTTTGGTCCAATCCGCGTTCGCCAGGTCGCCGTCCGGCCAAATGACGTATGGTTCTCCGGCGGCTTTCGGCGCCGCGGCGGTCATGTCTGCTATGGTCTGGGCGATGTCGACGACGTTGTCTGCCGCTTCTCTTAGGGTTGAGGGGTGCCCTACTATGGTTGCCCAGCTCTGGGGTTTCCCGCCCATGACCACAAATTCGGATTCGGTTAAACAGCCGAATCCGCTCCGCGGGGTGCCGATAATGTTTTTGGCCGGGACCTTCCCGACCATCATCAGGCTGTGATCGCCTATGTGGGTCCCTCCGGCAAAGCCTATGGCCGTGTCGGGGCTTGCTGAAAACGACGAGGCGGGCTGCAGCTGGACCTTACTGACTTTGGCCGCTACTCCCTGGTATCGCGGGTCGCTCGGTGACATCCCCATCATTTGGATAAACGCGTCGTCGGAAATCCTCATGCCGCGGTAAAGGACGATCTCCCGGATTCCTTCCTGGGCCAGGTGTTTTTGGGTTACGTTGTATTGGGCCCTGGCGATCGCCCGCAGGGCGTCGCCGTTCTGGTTGAAATAGCCGGTCGCGGCCTTCATCGTTTCACGGGTAATGTGCTGCATTCCTTTCATTCCGGTTTTAAATTCGGCGTCGAATGCCATTTGCATGGCGATGGCCTGGGTGTTGTTGTCGCCGCTGGTCTGGGCCCAAAGCTTGACCTGGTTATTGATCGCGGTTTTGTAGGCGTCGGTGGGGTATGTCCCTACTCCGTGGAGGCCGCCCGCGAATTCCCTTTCGGCGAATGCCCTGAATGCCGGGTTGTCTTTCAGCTCGTTATAAATTTCGTTGACGACCTCGTCTTTTAGCGCTCCGGCGTTCAAATAATCAAATTCCCCTTCTTTTGTGATGAAGTCCTCTCCGAGTTGCTCTGAATCCATTAAGGTTTGGACGTCGTCTAAATCGTCGAGGCTGACTTCGCCCTGTTCGAATTCGCCGGTGTCCTCATCAAGCTTGACCAGCTCTGATTCGTAAAAAAACTGCTTCCCGGGCGGCGGGCCGTAGCCTTCCGGCATGATAAATGGGACCACTCGGCAGCGGCAGTTGATCCATTCCTCGATCGGTCCGCCTTTGTCTCCCGGGTATTTTAGTCCGTTTGAAAACTCGTCGCCGGTCCTGACGATCTGGCCATGCATTCCTGGGGGCCCGGCGCTGTGATCCGCGTCGTGCCCGGAATTGTCCGGGGTCCTGGTCCGGTCGTCGTCGGCTCCCCACCATTGTTCAAAGGCGATGCCCTGCATATCCATTTCGCGGTGCCGCATCGCGTTCTGGCTGCCGTTGATCTCGGTCCTGGCTACGCGTTCGAGCTCGTAACCTCTCATGTTTTGGAAGCTGTCCTTTAGGCGTTCGGCTGCTTCGTCGATGCCCAGGCCCTGCTCGTAGCTTTCCGCTAAATTCATTTTAACGTCGCCGGTCATTCTGGCCAGGGTCGCTTCGCTGGCTTCGAAGCTGCGGCCGCGGATGTAGCCGTAGGTGGTGTGATCCATTTCGTGAAATTGCAGCTGAGCTCCGCGGTTAGCTGCTTCGTCGATGACGTCGCGTTTGGCCTGGTTCGCGGCGTCGATCGCCGCGTCGGCGGCGGCCTCTTTAAAGGGCTCTTCCATTTTCCCCAGGTGCTGCAGGAGGACGGCCTGGGCCGCGTCTCCTGCCGGGACCTGGCCGGTTTTCTGTAGCTGGGCTATGGTTGCGGCCGCGGCCTTATCGAAAAGTCCCTGGAGGCTGCTGGTGAGGCGGGCTTCGGCGGCCTGGGTCCAGCTATTTGTTGATTTTAAAGCCGTCCAAAAGTGTAAGGACCGTTCGATCTCGGTCGCTATTCTGATCAGCGCTTCGTGCATCCTTGACCGCCACCTTTATGATTTTTTCTTGAAGGTCCTTTAGCACCTTCTCGACCTGGTCCGCGGGCATTTCCTGGGTTAGCGGCTGCCCGCCAATGAATCTTTGGTCCAGCCGCGGATCGTCCGGGTCGTCCTCGATGCCGTATTTGGGGCCCATCAGCCGAATGACGTCCCTGATTCGTAAGGCGCCCATGTCGAAAAGCTCCTTGATCATGTCCAGGTCGTGCTTTTCGTCGGCGGTGTCTATTTCGCGGAATTTAAATTCCCAATCCTTGGTGTCAAATCCGTGTTCGTCCCAGAGGATGTACTGGTTGATCATCGCTTCGATCGTTTCCTGCCGCGGGTTGATCACCGAGGCTTTATAAATCTCGGTTGATTCCTCCGCGGTTGATCCTCCGAGGCTGCCGATCTCGACGATTCCTAAGCGGTAGGGCGGGACGCCGTGGGCGCTTATGATTTCGTCGCGGTTGTCTTTGCGGTATAGCCGGAAGCTGGCGTCTTTAATGTCGACGGCCAGCGGCTGGAATTCGACCTCTACTTTGCCGCCGCTGGTCCCTTCCATGGTCGGGACGGCCAGGACGAGGGTGGCGTGCGGGTTATTGGCCAGCGCCTTGAAATGTTTTTCGATCGTGTTTTCGAGCTCGGTGCGCCCGTCCTCATCGCGGTCCCCTGGGTCGTAATCGCCGGTGATAAAAACGGCGTAAGCCGGGACGCCAAAGTTGTCGAAAAAGGCTATGTTGTAATCGCGTCTGGCCAGGTCGCCGTGGACGGCGCCTAATGCCGGGACGATGTCCGGTATGCCGTAGTAGTCGGAGCGCTGGGTGTAAAGCGAATTCCAGATCAGCTCTGCGGCGCGTCTTTCGGGTGGCAGGCTGTTTAGTTCGTGCTCGCTGCCAGTGTCTTTGTCGACGTCCTTTTCGTAATTCATTTTCTTGAACCAGCGGGTTTTGTTGCCGCGCTTCTGGGCGTATTTATTTTCGCTGTCGTGAATGCGGAGGGTGTGGCCCGGCACGTGGGCTATGATTTTCGGGCGGCCGTCCGGGCTGTAGCCCTCGCGCACAACTTCAAGTCCGCCCTGGCCAACGACCTCTACGTCGTATTGGTGCCGGTAGAAAATCATGGTTAGCGGCCGGTCCTGGCTGTTGAAAAAATCTTCGATTTCCTGCTTAATGTCCGGGTCCGGGTCGTCGACCAGCGGGATTAGGTCCCAGCCTAATCCGGCGGTGTCCCGCGCTTTCACCTGGCAGGCCCGGAAATGGTATGCGTTGATCTCGGTGATCGAGGCTAAAGTCTCCGGGTTGTAAAGCGGCTGGATCAGCCCGCTCGATTTGTAGGCGCCCATGAAGCGGTCCGCCTTGATCTGGGTCGAGCGCTCTTCAGCGCCCTTGAAGGCGTATTGCTCCATGATGTCCTTTCTGACCACTCTTCCCTCCTGGGTTACGTAGCCAAACGGCTGTTTGGTTGCTGGCCGTGAGGGCTGCGGCAGGGGCTGAGATTGCCGCTTTTCTGCCCGGCGCTGCCGCTGGTATTCACGGTCGTATGCTTTTTTTTGTTCGGGGTCCTTGATTGGCATTGTGGGTCCCTCCTTTGGTTAGTGCCCGAGGCTGGAGGCGGTAATTTTGGGCCGGGCGCGGCGGGTCTCCGCGTAAGCCATGGCGATGGCGTCTCCCCAATCCGGGCTCTTTAGTCCGCGCTTCTTCATGTCGTCTTTGCTTTCGAGCTTCATCCGGCCGTCTGATTGGATGTAGTATTTCCTCCTGGTCAGCTGGCCGATCGCGTTTTTGTTCTTGAAAACCGGGCCGAAGGCTAAGTCCTGCTTAATCTTGTCGGCCAGGCCCGCCCATTGTTCGGTGGCCTGGTCCGCGTATTTCGCGCTGTTTAGCGCCTTGCTCCCGGCGTTCATGTCGATGATCTCGATCGAGCGCGGCAGCTTTCCTTCGTCTTGCAGCTCGCGTAGCCGGTCCGGGATGCCTCCGCCTAAGCCGACGGCGTCGGCCTTGATTTTTGAAAGCTGGCTCATAAATCCGTGGCGGTCGATGAAGTCGATCAGACGCCCGCAGGCGGCCATGACTCCGGTGCGCCCTAATGCCTCGCGGCCAAATTCTTCGGCGGCGAGCGCTATGCGGGCCCTCCTGGCGACGATCACGTTTTTGTCGGCGCCGTAGCGGGCGGCGTCCATGCCGACCTCGATCGGTTCGTTCGGGTCGGTTTGCTCGACCTGGTCCTGGGCCCAATCGCCCTGGCCTGCCTGCTCGATCTGCATGAGGCTGATCAGGGTGTCCTCCATCGATTCCGGGAAGCGCCCTAAAACGCGGGCCGTAAATAGCGGGCTATCCTCTCCCCAATCGTCTTTGGCGTCCTCGACGTCCTGGGCTGAAACGAGGCCCGGGATGATGAGGCCCTTTCCTTCCAGGTTCGGCGTGTCGTAGGCGGAAATGTTCTTGGTCCACCACCGGGGGCTCGAAAAGGCTTTGTAGAATTGGCCCTCTAAATTGGTCGGGTTGCCGATCGCCAGTAGCCGGGTATGGCCTCCTTTGAGGACCGAATAAATTCCTTCCCAGATCGTCTCCGAAAGTCCGGCGGCTTCGTCGGCGACCACTAAAAGGTGCGGGGCGTGAATGCCCTGGAAGGCGGTCGCGTCGTAGTCCCTGGTCGCAAATCCGAGGCCGAAATGGTCCTCTGCGAATTTCCATTCCTTGGTCATCAGGTCTCCGCCGAAGGGCCTGCCGTGATCCTTGGCCTTTTGAGCGCAAATGTGAATCTCTTTCCATAGGATTCTTCTCACCTGGCGGTCCGTCGGGGCGGTGGTTAAGACGATGCTCGGTTGGAAGCTCTTCAGGAACCAGGTCGCAATCCTGGCGGCCAAATAGCTCTTTCCGGCGCCGTTGCAGCTGGCGACCGCTACCCGGCTGTGGCAGACGAGGGCCCGGGCGATTTCTCTTTGAGCTCGCCAAAGCTCTTCCCCGGTTTCGTTTTTAAGCCAAATGTCCGGGTTTGCTATCTGGAGCAGGGCTTCCTTCTGTTTCGTCGACAGCTCGTTGAAGCGCTCTGAGAAACTCTGGGTCTGCTGCGAGCTCGCTGATGATTTTTGCGTCGTCATGGCTTAGCTTCCGCCTTTCTTCCAGGATGGTCTCCGGTTCGCCTCTGGCCATGCGCTCGATCTTGATCGCTTCCGCTATGAATCCTAAAACGTTGCTGGCCGAAAGCTCCCGCGGGTCCAGGCTCTGCAGCCTTTGCAGGGCCTTGGTCTGGAGCGCTACCGATTGCTGAATGTGGCGCTTCCGCATTTCTTCGATCTGGGTTAGGGCGGCCTCCTGGGCTACTTTGTCCTGGAAGTCGTCCCATGCCTGGGCCCGCTTTACCCAGCCGTATTTTACCGACCAGCGCTCCAGGACCGGCTTGTAAGTGTCGGGCCTGCCTAAAACGGCCGGGACGCGTCTGATTCCTCTCTTGGGGCCCATGTCCCGGTATGCCTTAAATGCCTCGAATGCCTTGGTCCCTTCATCCTCCTGGCGGTCCCATGGCTTATGCTCTCTTTCCTTTGCCATGCTAATCCTCCTTTCTTGAATCCCGGTTTAAGCTCCGGGTCTCGATGTGTAAGAGGAGCTCCGGCCGGGTGGTTATAATCTCTTCCGGGCTCCCTGGTATGCCTTTGATCCTCATGATCTGCTCCGCGAAGCCTGCCCTCATGTATTTCTCCCAGGCGCCGCGGTCCTCCTGGTAAAGTTTAGAGAGGTTGTTTGGCCAAAAGGTTATGTTCGTCGCGCATGGCAGGCAGCCGGTCTCGAATGCTTTCCTGCCCGCCGGGTACTCCGGGACGTGGCGCTTTAGGTAATCGGCTACGTCCTGGTCCGTGAAGTGCTGGATCGGGTATGCCTGGTGCCAGGCGTATTTCTTGGGTTTGAACAGGTAGCCGTTGTCCAGGAAGGTCATCAGGCGCCGGGCTGACTCCGCTGCCCGGTTTCCCCAAAACACGACCTGAATTTCCTCGGTGCCTAAAATCGTGTTCGCGTATTTTTCTTTAAGCTGGTAGCAGCATTGGACCGGGCTGATCCGAAGCTGCGGGTCGCGCTTCTTGTAAATCGTGTGGCCTCTTTTGCTCATGATCGGGTAATGGCCTCTTTTCTGCCACATGGCGATCGGGTCCTCTGCCGTCGTCTGCCGAAAGTCGATTTCGGGAAAATTGCTATAAATAAATGGCGCCATCCAGGTCTTTAGCCTGGGGTCCGAAAGGGTGGTGTCATTGTAAATCGTCAGCAGGTCCGGGGCCTGCCTGGTGACCAGGTGCAGCAGGACGGTGCTGTCCTTGCCTCCGCTGTAGAGCAGGGCGGGGCGGCCGATCTTTAGGGCCTGCTCGATGACGCGGCTGGCGATCTCGACCTTTGCCTCCAGCGGCGCTGTCTGTAATCCCTCGAGGACGCGGCGCCGGGCCGCGATCTGCTCTGCGTTCGCCCTGGCGTATACTCCTTTCATGCCGGTTGCGCCTCCTTCACCTGGACCTCGATCCCTAAGTGCGCCCAGGTCCCGCGTATCTCTTTTATCCTGGCCGGGGTAAGGACGTCCGGTCCTGCCCGCAGGATGACCTCGATCCTTTCGCTGGGCGGCGCCTGGTCCGGGCGATCGACGGCCGGTCCCATTAGTTCCTGGTAATCCGCTTCGCCCTGCTCGACCTTTAGCCGGAGCAGCAGGTCGTCGATTTCTTCTTCCCGGTAGGTTGCTGCCCTGGCCAGTCCTTTGGCGGCGAGTTCGGCGACCAGGCGGTCGAGCTCCGCTTCTTCCCATTCGCCCTGGGCCTTGTTGATCGCTATGTTCATGGCCTTTTCCTGGTCAAGGTCTAAGTCGACGACATTCGTGTCGGCCTCGGTATGGCCGAGCTCCTGCAGAATCTTTAGGCGCTGGTGTCCGCTGACCAGGTTGCCGGTCCTCTTGTTCCAAATCAGCGGCTCGAGTAGGTCCCAGGTGACGATTGATTCCTTTAGGGCCTCGTATTTCGGGTGCCCTGGCTGCAGGTCCTTCCGGGGGTTGTATTCGGCTGGCTTCATCCTGGTGAAGGCTATGGTCTCTATGTTCATGCTCCTGGTCTCCTTCCCATCTTTTCGGCTTTTGGCCAACTGGCCCATCTGGCGGCCGGGCGGCTTATCGGGCCTTTTCCTGGGCCCAAGTGCCTGGGCCTCCGGCATCTGGTCCAACTGCTGGGCCTTTTGGCCATGTCCGGTGGTTTCGGCTTTTTCCGGGTCCAACTGCTTTTCGGCCGGGCATCGGTTCGGGCCGGGCCCATCAATTTACACGATCACAACTGGCCGCTTTTTTCCTCCGCTCCGGTTTCGATAGGCAACCGCTCTATGGCCCGCCGTCATTGGTTTTGCGGGTTTTCGGCTCCTGTTATACGCTGCTGGCGCTGCCCATCTATATCGCCATATCGCCTGGTATAAAGGTTTGGTGAACAGCCTGGGCGGGTTAGGGCTCCGGCGCCTGGTTCATGGCCCTGGCCTTTCAGGCAATCTGGGCCGCCCGCGGGCTGGCTCCTGCAGGGCCCGCAGGTTCATACAGGTTTCGGCTTCCAGCTGTTCCCATTTTTCAGGGCCGAGGGCTGCCTGGCTTTTCATGCAATCTTTTCGGTCGCGGCGGAGGGCTTAGGATGAAGGCCCGCATTACACAGGAGAGACGCCGCTTGCCGAACAGCTGCTGGGCCTGGTTACGCTGCCCTTGCTGCCTGGGCCGGTTCGCAACTGGCGCCGGTATTTCCTCCGCCGCGGTCCTTTGATAACCGGAAACGATAATCCTGGGGGCCCGCTATAGGCGCCGTTTTTATATTTTTTCCCTCCGCATATGGCCCTTTTTTATATTTTTTTTGCCCTGGATAAGCGTTTTTTTATATTTTCCCTGGTGGCTATAGGCGCTTTTCGGCGCCCTGGGATAACCGCACCTGCCGGGTCCCGGGCCCTGGTCCGGCCTTGATCGGAATTTTGGCGATCGCCGAAAAACCGCACGAATGCTGGTGTTAGCAAATGCTTTCCGTTGATTTCAGATGCTATCAAATGATTTCATTTACTATCAAATGATTTCCGTTTTTCCGGGGGCCCTCTATTCCCTTAATTTAGGAGGGAATTTCCAGCGCCCAAATCTTGGCCATGCCCTTTGCCGTTAGCTTTCCTCTTGTTTTGGCCCTGGTTTAATTTCCATTTCCGGGTGGTCCGGCTTTTCTGCTGTCAAATGATTGCAAATGCTATCAGATGATTTCGTTTGATTTCATCTGAAATCATTTGTCCCCGTAATCCAATCCAATCCAATCCTATCCTATCCGGTTAACTCCTCCCTCCGGTCGGAGTTAACCTCCCCGGGCGCCTGGCGCCGCCCGGGGGCTGGTTTAGAACTCCTGGCTGTTTTTCCTCTGGCGCTTAAAGGCGTAAGGCCCTGGCTGCCCGGTATACGGATAGCGCTCTATAATTTTACGGTTATACCTTTTTACAACTCCTGGCCTTATCGGCTCCGCCTAAAGTCCGCAACCGCTAGGAAGCCTTTAACGGCGGGCTTTCCCGGGTCCGGCCGGTCTGGGCCTTGAGTCCTGGACAGCTCATTACACCTCACCACAGCTTTTACATTACTCTTTTCCCGAACAGCTCCGGCGCTGGTCCTGGGCCGCGGGTTTTTTGGCGAGGCAGGAAAGGCCGATGAACATTGACTTTTTGGGCCTTCGCTTTATGGGCTGCTGCTCCCAGGGGCCCGGTCGCGTCCCGGAAGGCCAGGCGTCGGGCGGGGCCTGGCTGCGTTTTCGTCCGCCCTTCGCTATCCCGCCTCCCTGCCTCCGGTCTCTTTCCAAAAATTAGGTGATTAAGGCGTAAATCCTTATTTTCCGGGCTTTTTTGGCGTTTAAAATGTTCTTTTTCTGTGCTTCCCTGGTATTTTGCTCGATTTTCAAGGATCGGTGCTTTTTAGGGCGTTTTTTGCTGGTCTGTCCTCCTGCTGGTTTGTGTGTGTGTGTGAGGGTCCCAAAAAGCGCTTTAAAACTTTTTTTTATTTTTTTTTCGTTTCAGGCAGGAATTTGGCTTCCTCTTGTAGAATAAAGGTTTGCAGCCGCCGGGGGCTTTCGGTCATCAGGTCCCAGGGGGCTTTTTAAGTCCTCTTTTTCGCTTCTTTTTTTCCTTCTCGACGTTCTTTAAAATCTCGATTAGTGCGGTTATGGTGAGGGCGGCGAACAGGGCAGCTGCTGTTAGGAGCATTCCTTTTTCGATTTCCATTGGTTCGGGGCCCTCCTTCCTGGTTAGAATGGGACGCCGTCTTTTCGGGCCTCCTCTATTGCTTTTTCTTCGGTTGCGGGCAGTTTATTCTGGGCCGGTTTTTCCTGGTCCATCTTTTTTTGCGGTTTTTTCTTCGGGGTCTTTTTAGGCTTCTTCTCTGGTGGAGTGCTTATCACGGGCGCTGTATCCGGGTCCCAGGTCTCCTCCTTCATCTCCCCGGTGAATTCCTTAAGCGGTCCGGCGTCAAATTCCACGGTAATGCTTTCCTGGCCTTTTATGATCTGGCCATCTATTTCGGATGCCTTATAAACCTTCTTCTCCGGCTCCCAGGTTTTTTCGGCCGGTATGCGCTCCGCCTTCCTTCCGGTGTAGCGCTCCCAGCGGCTGACGATCACGTCGCAGAATTTCGGGTCGAGTTCGGTGCCGTAGCAGGCCCGGCCGGTTATTTCGGCGCCGATCAGGGTGCTGCCTGATCCCAGGAAAAGGTCTAAAACGATTTCGCCTTTATTGGTGCCGTTTTCGATGGCCCGGCGTCCGAGCTCGACCGGTTTTTGGGTCGGGTGTTCATGGCCTCCGTCGCGGCCGACCTCCCAGACCGTGGAGTCGTCGTCTGCCCTGGTAACGTGCAGGACCTGGTCCTTTTTGGTCAGCCGGATGTGGCGTAATTTTTTATTTTTCTGGGTACTCGGTAAAATGACCAATTTTCCGCCCTGTCCGTCCATGACCGCGATTCCTCCGCCCAAGGTGATCGTGACGTCTTTTGGTTCGGCCTGGGTTACATACCAGATCGCGCTATTGGCCCGGTCGCCGTAAAAGGCGGGTTCGAATCCGGCCTTGCTGGCGTAAAAACAGGGCTCCGATTGCCAGCGCCAATGGCTCCAGCCTAAAACCATGTGCGGCTTTACCCAGGTTAGGTATTGGCGCTCCTTTAGCCCGGCGGCCTCGAGGCTGTATTCGTATTCCTTCCGGGTCTGGTAGGCGTGCCAAATGTAAAAGCCCGCGCTGTCGGTGGAATGCCGGGCGGCGAGTTTGAAGGCGGGGGCTAAAAGGCTGATGATCAAATCGTCCTCTGTCTTGTCGTCGCCCAAAATGCAGCTCCCGCCGAATTTGTCGGAAGTGGCGACGTAGCTGATGCCGTAAGGCGGGTCGGTGAAAATTAAGCTCGCTAATTCGGAGTCCATCAGGTAGGCGACGTCTTTCGCGCTGGTCGCGTCTCCGCAAAGGACGCGGTGGGGCCCTAAAAGCCACAGGTCCCCGGGCCTGGTGACCGGGTCGCCTGCCGGGGGCTCGATCACGTCATCTTCCCCGATCGGGACCGTGTCGCCTGCACCTGATATCTGGTTGATCATGCGCGTGAGCTCTTCTTCCGAGTAGGCGGTTAGGCTGGTGTCGCCGCCTAAATCCTCAATGTCGGCCATCAGGTCTAAAAGCATCCGGTTGTCTAAATTGGCCAGTTCGGCTAAACGGTTGTCGGCGATCAGGTCCGCGTATTCGTCGGCCTCGCTTTCGTAATCCTGGTAATCGACCGGGACGGCGCTGGTCCCTAAGCGCTTGGCGGCCATTAGCCGTCCGTGGCCGCGCACCACCAGGCCCGATAATGTGCTAATCGTGATCGGGGCCCGCCAGCCCTGCTTCTTGATCACCTTGGCCAAAAGGGCGACCTGGTCGTCCGGGTGCTGGTTCGGGTTTTTCGGGTTGCCTTGGACCTCGTCTGTATTTACGATCGCGTCGTGAGCACAATAAACCGGGATTTTCCCGGCCATCGGGATTTGCTTGCCGGGCTTTATTTCTCCGCCGCTATCCATCTTTTGGATTCCTCCTTTTTGTGGTCGTCCGCTCCGGGACGATGCCTGTCGTCCCGAGCTTAACATGGAATCGCCGAAATTGTCAAATAAAAAGGCCCGGGGCTTGTTAGGGCCTCCGGGCCGGTTTCGGGGTTTATCCTTCGATCTCTTCTAAGTGCTTGATCGTGCTTCTTACCTGCTCCTGGGCGATCTGAACAAAGACCGGGTTTCCGGTTTTTTTGGCGTTGTTGAGGTTGATGTCCGCGCACCTGGCCGCTTCAAGCGCGTCCATTATTTGCTCTTTACTCATTGTTGTTTTGCTCCTTCCTGGTCTGGTTTTTATCGGATCTTCCTGATCGTTTCTTCCGCCTCGATCGCCTTTGCGGCTAAGGCCTTGATCTCGGTGATTGACTCTGCGGCGCCGCTTACGGTTACTCTCCAGGCGCCCTGGATCGGATGGTGATCCTGGGTGTGGCCGCTAATCTCGATCGTCGCCTGGGGCTTTTCTTTTTCGCTCATTCTGGCTGCCTCCTTCCTAATCGGTGAAAACCTCGGCCGTGAATCCGCCCTTGCTGATCGTCACGGTGCCTCCGAAGCAGGTGTTGCCGTGGTCGCAGAGTAGCAGGATGTCGAGCGCGGTCCGCTCCGGGTTTTCGATCGTGCCGTGGTAGGTGGTGAAGCCGTAATCCGGCCTTTTGCTGGTGATCGTGATTCCTGGGTCCTGCGGCTAAAAGGGTGGCGCCGCATTCGGCGCAGCTCACCAGGTGGTTCGGGGTCTGGTTTCCGTTTCCGCTCATTTTCCATCCTCCTTTAGTTTTTCGCCCTGGTCCTTTTTAAGGCTGCGGCTGGCCATCGTGTCGACCAGGGCGCAGGTCGTCTCGACGTCTCCGTGGTAGCAGATCGCCCGGTCGTCTATGTAGGCGACGGCGACCGGCTTCCCGGCGCGGCCGTTGATCGGGCAGCAGTTTATGCCGCTTATAAATCCGAATGACCGTTTTCCTGCCGTCAAGGATCGCCTTGACCATTTCGGTGGAGAACAAAATCGGTTTTTCGCGCATTATTGCACTTCCTTTCCAGTTTTCTCCGGTAGCTGCAACGCCGCAGCTATCATCTTCCGCACTTCCGGCGGCATGAGTTCAAGGTCGCGCTTCCGGCTGGTCTGCGTGTCATACATCCGTATAAATTGCCCCCGGACAACGTCCAGGTTGTCCGAATGACATATCTCCTGCCAGCCCATCCAGCAGCTCCGCGTCTTTTTCGAGCAGTCAGTAATTCCTGGTAGCGCTCGTAGCGCTCTTTTGATATCCGGTTTTCCTCGGCGGCGCCGGTAAAGGCCCAGCCGTCTACGCGTTGCCTCATTTTTGTTTGCTCCTTTCTTCCCCTGGGCTAAAGCAGTGGGAATTCGTTGCCGCATTCCAGACAGCGCACCATCGGGGGCTCTTCCAGCCTGGCGGGCTGGTCGTAATCTGGGCCGATAAATTCGGCCTTATCGGTCGGCTGAAAGGTTACGGCTCCTTCGTATTCCTGGTCCGGGTAGGCGGATCTGATAGCGATCGACCGCGACGGTGGCTCGGTATTTGGGCATCCGCCTCGCCTCCTTTCATGGTCCATTTCGATCAATTCGGCGACCAGGTCTAACAGCCGCTCCTCTAATCCTGGCTTGAATACCTCCGGTTCGCCGGGCTGGGTTATGCCCATCTTTTCCTGGCAATCCGGGCAAATTAAGAAGGTTTTTTCGCGGCCGATGTTTCGCCGGTTGTCTGCTGTTATCTTGAATTTCGCGTAGCCCTCTGCCATGGCATAGGTTTTGCCGTCGTCTGAGGCCCAGCTTTTGCTGGCGCCGCAGCGGTCGCAAATGGCGGTGTGTTCAAACATTTGGGGTTCTCCTTTCTGCTTCGTCGCAGGTGCTGTCCGCGGCGACGGTGTAATTGTAGCCTATGCTGCAGCGGCCGCGTTTATTTTCTCCCGGCGGCGGCGGCAGGTATTCGCTGCAATCCTCGCATTTGATATCGCCCGGCTCTGCCCGCCTAAAGTTTTGGAAAGGTTTTTTCATCAGTTTGGCTCCTTTCTGGTCAGGTTGCGATCAGGCGTAGCTGGCCGTCCTGCTCTTTTTCGGCCTGGGCCTGGCGCTGGGCCTGGTAGTAATATTCCTCGACCTTTTCCAGGCGTTCGGCGATCTTGTTAATGCGGCCGATCAAATTGGCCCGGTAGGTGTTTAGGTCGTTTATGCTGTCCAGCCAGTAGTAGCCGGTCTCGCTCCCTCCGACCGGCAGGCCGTGTTCAATGATCGTTTTTCTGATAAAGGCCCTGGTGATCATGTGCCCGGGTTTGTCCTTGATCTGAAGGTACCGGGCAATTTCGCCGCTGGTGATCGTGTTTCGCAGCCCGCGGTGGTTTTTGATTAGCTCGATAAAGGCTTTTTCCTGGGCGGTCATTTTAGCTCTCCTGCCTTTCTTTTTCGTCCCGGTATTCCTGGTAGTAAATCATCATCGCGAAATTGCCGACGTCGGCTGCCCGCCTGGCGATTGTCGCTGATTCGGCGCGGCCGTTATGGGCGAGGCTTAGGTCGTCTACTGCCCGCTGCAGCCAGCTGAGCATGGCTCCGCGGCTGGCGTGCTTCCAGCCGGTTTTGTGATCGTTGGCGGCCATCTGGGCGACCATTTTTATGGCAAACTGGTGGATCGCTTTTGTGTATTCCGGCTCGTTGGGGTATTCGGGCTCCTGGGCCGCTGCTTCTCTTTGAATGCGGCGGCGGCTGGCCTCCTGGTTGAGGCGCTCCTGGATATCGACCGCGGCGTCTAAAAGGTCGTTCATCGCTTCATTCGTGAATGGCCGGAATGGCTTTTGCTTCAGGTCCCGGTATTCGGCGCAAAATGCGATTACGCGTTTCCAATCGAATTCTAATTTTAGGTCTGGCATTTTATCCTCCTTCTTCCTGGTCTACGTTGGCCAGGTAGGTCTGCATGAAATTGGTTATGCCCTCGGTCGTGACTCTTCCCTGGTAGCGCTCGCTGGCGTTGATCAGGGCGCTGGCGAAAGCTCTCATGCGGCGCCTTTCGCCTTTCGGCTGCTGTCCAACCCAGGCTCTTTTTTGGGCCCTGATTTCCTCCTTTTTCATAAAATCACCAGCTCCAGCTCCGGGTAGCGGGCTTCGAAAAGCTTTTGTTTGATCTTGAATTCCTTCGTCTTGTAGCCCTTGACGTCGATGATCTCTACCCGGCCGTCCGGGTATGTTACGCGGAAATCGGCTCGGAATTTGATTGCTCGGTGGTGTTTGCCGTTCTTGTAAAAGGGCTCCTGGAGCACGAATTCGGGCTGCAGCTCGATCGCCTCGATTTCTCCGGCTCTCTGGCGCAGCTTGAGCTCCCGGAAGTATTCGGCCTCCTTCTTGCTGTCGAATTTTATGTTATCGATCTCGGTGGGTTTGGCCTGGTATTTGTGTGGGCTTTTCAAGCTGGCGAGCGCCTCTTTTGCTTCCTGGTTATTCGGGTTGCGCTTTAACGTGGCCTCCAGGATTGCTATCTGCTCTTTCTTTTTCACGGCGGACCGCTCCTTTCAAAGCCAGTTTTAGGTTCTGCCGGTTAACTTCGCCGCCCATGGCCAAAACCTCTGCCTGGGGGCTGATCATGCCCGCCGGGAAATCGTTGTAATAGATCGCGGCGTGGTAGGCTGGGATTCCTTTAATCGCGTGTTTGTGGGGGTTTAGTTCGAAGGTCCAGTATTCGTCTATCGGGTAGCGCCAGGTCCCCTGGTATTGGTAGGCTTTAAAGTTTTTGGCCATCGCTAATTCCCCGATCAGGACGATCAGCGGGGTTATCGGGGCTCCCATCGGCGTCCCTCCTTCCAGCTAAAACCTGGGCGATTTGTGCTAATTCGTTTTTCGCGTTTTCCATCTGGATCAAGGCCAGGCGGTAGCAGGCTGTTTGATGCTGGCTGTCGCTTTCCTCCCTGGCCAGCTCGATGTTAGTCTGGGCGGCCGTGATCGAGCGGATCGCGGCCGCTATTTTTTCTCTCATCTGGTTTTCCTCCTTCCGGCAGGCTGAGGCTCCTGCCTAATCCGGCCAGCAGCGCCCGGGCCTGGGGCGGTATTAAGCGCTCCTGGGTATCGCGGGCGCTGACCTGGTCAAACATTTTCATAAATTGGCCGCGGATCACTTCGACGTTGTCGGCGTGGCACATTTGCTGCCAGCCCATCATTTCGGCGATGCGGGCGGCCTCCGGTGGTAGTTTTTCGAGGGCCTCTTTTTCGCGGTTATGGCCGTAGCTCCTGATCGCCTTTATGGTTAGTCCCCAGGCTTCCGCGGCGGTGATTGTTTTTGGTTTGCTGAGCTCGATCGCTGTTTTTCTGATCTTGCCGATCGAGGGCAGCGTCGGGTACTCGTCGGTGGCTATGATGGTCTGGACCGCGGCCAAAACCGCGGTCCCTGGTAAGTCCTGGACGAATTCATACCAGGCGGCGATCGTGGTCTTGCCGATCGGGCGGTCGATCGCCGCGCTCAACAGGGCCATGGCCTGAGCGAATTCCTGTTTCGTCATTGGGCCTGGCCTCCTTCCGCCTCGTTAAGCCATTCGCGGATGTTTCCCCAGGCGCGGGGTTCGGCTCCGCCTGGCTGCCTTTTGCTCTTAAGGTAAAGCTGGTCGTATTTGCTGCGTAGGTTCGCGGCGCTCAAAATAACGCGGTGCCAGAATTCGTCTTTTTGGCTGAATTCGATCATGGCCGCGACCTCTTCCGCGGTCCGCTCGTCGATCCTCATCATGCGCTCGATTTCAATGGCCCAGGCGGTCAGGTCCTTCGGGGCCCGGGCTTTTGGGTTGTTCTCCAAGATGCGGCGCTTTAATTCTCCGGCGAGCTTCATTTCGATGCTGTCCGGCTCCGGCGTTGGTTTGGTTTTCTTTTTCGGGGTCTTTTTCCTGGGCGGCTGGTCGTAGGTTATATAGGCTCCCTCGAGGACCTGGCCCTTCTCCGGTGCGGGGTGTTTGCTTCTTTTGGCCCTGATCTGCTGGTGCTCTTCCCATTTGCTGATCTGCAGGTATTTTTTGCCGCTGACCTCGTAGAGGAAAATCAGGCTTTCCCCGGCGCTGTTCTTGTTGCTCAAAAGCCCGAGGAAGTAGTCCATGTCGCTGTTTGTGACCTGGTCGATCTTCCGCGGGAATAGCTTGGCTCTTAAAACCGTCGGGTCTGCCTCCATGCGGCCGTAATCGTCGACGTTGACGATCATCCGGTAGAAGGCGATTTCGGCCTCCGCTGGCAAATTGTGAATCTCGGCGCTGGTGCAAATTGACTCCTTGATTATCCTGTTTGGCATACCAATGGCCTCCCTCCTTTCGCGGTATGCTTATTTTTTCTCCAGGTATTCGCGAAGTCCGCTTTCCGGGATGCGCCAATGATGGCCGATTTTCTTGGCCGGGATTTCGCCGCTGTTCAGCAGGCTGTTTAGGGTTTTCTTGCTTAGCCCTAAAATCTTGGCGACCGCGGAGGCTCGCAGCCAGCGCTCTTCGGTGATCGGGCGTTCGTTCGTGCTGTTGTCCATGCTCCTTCTCCTTTCCGGTTTTGGTCTATCTTGGTCTCTTTTCAATTGTTTTTCGCCGTTTCCTGCCGCTGTTTGAAATTTATTTTGGCGGGTGTTATAATTTTGGTGCCGTTGTTCATTTTTGTTTGCTCCCTTACTTCAGCCGGGCCCGCGGGCCCGGCCTTTATTTTGCAGCGACGTAAACCGGCTTGCCGGTAAGGCATTGGATTTCGGTTTTGAATCTGGCGGCGTCGCTGTGGGCTTCGCTTAGGTGAAGCAGCCATATCTCGCGAACGGCACTTAAATCGTTGGCGGCCAAAAACTTCTTGACCTGGTCCAGCCCGAAATGGTTTTTGATGACGCGCTTCTTCATTTCGGGGTGGCTTTTCGTCGCGGTGGTTAAAAGGTTGATCGCGTAATTGCATTCGACCATGATCGCGGTGAGTCCCTGGAATCTGACCGGGACGTAGGCGGTGTCCGTTATGTAGGCCAGCCGGTCGTCGTCCCGGGCAATCAGGAATCCGTATGGCTCCGCGGCGTCGTGAATCGTCTCGAATGGCATCACGTCCCAGCCGTAAACCTTGACCGCCTGGCGCGGGTAAAGGCTGTGGACGCGGTGCTGGATCAGCTTCGGGCCCTTTGTGAGCAGCTCCGCCCTGGTCCCTGGTGAAGTGAAAATGTCTACTCCGCTTAAGGCCAGCTCGGTTGCTCCCTTGGCGTGGTCTCCGTGTTCATGGCTGATCAGGCATCCGGCGAGGGCGCTAATGGTAGCGCCCTCTTGCCATAGCCTTTTCTGGAGCTCCCGGAAGGGCAGGCCCGCCTCCAGGAGCAGCATCGGGGCCGGGGCCTTGCCGTCCTTCAGTAGGTAGGCGTTTCCCTGGCTGCTCGAAGCGAGCGAATGGATCGTTATCAAAATCCTGGGCCCTTCGTCTGCTTCTCTTTGATATCGCCCAGGGTGGCCTGCTCCCCATTTTCCGGGGCTGCTTTGTTTAATTCCGGCTCTGGTTCGGGTTCGGTGGCTTGGATGTCGATGATCTCATCGTTGGCCAGCAGCTCCGCTTCGGCGTTTAGCTCCTGCTCTGCTTCGACCTGCTCGGAGCGGTTGAAGTGCTCGATCAGCAGATCGTTGTCCTTGGTGGCGTTGATCAGCAGCTTGCAGGCCCGGTTTATGACGGTCCGTTTGGCCATCTGGTCTGGGTATTTGCTGTGGGTGCTGTCGGCCGCGTCCGGGTTCATCTTGCTCATTTTCCAGCTCTGTTTGATCTGGTCGATGGTCATGATCTCGGTGTAAGGCGCCCGGGCCTGGTTGACCGGCCATTCGATAACGGCGTAGGCGGCGATGATGTTTTTCGGGTCGACGTTCTCGAGGCGCTGGCTGTGGAGCTTAATGCGCTTTCCGGTCCTGGTGATCTCGTATTCGAATTCGTCGTTTTTGTAAACGACCTCCGCGAAGGGCGGGAGGCAGCCCAGGGCCCTGACCGCTACCGCGGCGGTGCCAAAGTAGCTCCGCTGGAATTGCAGCTGGGTTCCGTATGCTATGAAATATCCCTGTTTTTTCGCCGGGTTGAGGCCCTGGACGACCATGTCCAAAAGGGCGTTGGCGATGCTGTCCCGGGTGCAGGTCTTGAGGACCGGCTGCTTGTTCTTATCGACCGTTTCCTGCAAGATCAGCCATGCCGATTTCATGGCGTTTTCGGCGCTGTAATGGTCCGGTAGGTGCAGCCGTCCCTCGCTTACGTATTGGTTGATTTTTGCGCCGACGACGTCGACGACGTCCTTCTTGATAATGGCGAGCTCGGTCGGTTTTTTGGCCGGGCTCTGGTTTTTTGTTTCCTGGCTTTGTGCCATTTTCGTTACCTCCTGTATTTTGGTTTTTGCTGGTTCTGCTTTATGCCTCTTCTTCCACCACCTTTAGTTTTTTCTCCGGGCCGACCAGCAGCTTGATGGTCTGGGCCGGGATGTCTATGATCCTGGTAACGGCCTCCGCGTTGTCTATAAATATCGGGGCCTCGAATTTATAATGCTCCGAAAGGGTCCTGATTATGTCCAGGCCGATATTTATGCGGGCGCCGTTATTGAGGCTGGTGCCGTATGGGACGCCGTCGTAAAGCGTCTCGCAAACCGGCTCGATTCCTCCTGATATGTAGGTCTCGAAGAGCTTGAAGGTCGCGAATTGGAATTTGCTGTTTATGTGCTCTTCCAGCAGCCCTACCTTGGCCTTTATGAATTCCTCGGTCATGAAGAGCTCCTGCTCGATGTCCTCGTATTCCCTGGCCAATTTGCGCTCCTGTTCTTTAAGCTGCTCTATCCTGGCCTGGCCGGTAGCGACCTGTTCGAGCTTGGCCAGCTCCGCCTCCGATGCTGCCTTTTGGGCGGTTAGCTCGGCGATCTCCGTGTTTAGGTTGGTTACCGTGTCGCTGTTTTCTTCCTGGAGGGACTGCAGCTCATTTTGGTTCGCTTGGATTTTTTGCATGATTTTCTGGTACTCGGGCCGCTCTTCCTGGGCCGCTCTTGATTGCTCGATCTCGGTGATCTCCTGTTGCAGGGCCCTGGCCTCTTCCAGGACGGCGGCGGCGGCGATCTTTGCTTTTTCGTGCTGGTCCTGGTAGATCGCGAGTTCGTCGGTTGCTTCCTGGAGTTCGGCTTTGGTCTCTTTTCCTTCGCGGGTTATTTTCTCCAGGCGGGCCGCTTTGGCCTGATTATGGTTGGCGAGCGCTTTCTCCCGCGCTTCTTCAACCTGGTCCTCCGGCAGGTCCTGGCCGCAGGTCGGGCAGACCGCTTCGATCTCGGGCTCCGCCAGGGTTTCGGCCTCCGCCGCTTCCCATTGGTCGCGGAGCTCCTGGAGGCTTTTTTCGTAAACCTTGATCGCCGCTTCGGTCCGCTTGATCTTGTTGTCCAGGTCGGCGACCGTGTTTTCCGCTTCGCGGTGCTTTTGGCTGAGGGCCGATTTTTTTCCCAGCGCTTCCTGGAGGCGTTCGTCGGCTCCCGCTCTTAACTCGGTTAGTTTTTCCTGGGCTTCCGCCTTTAGCTCGGAAAGGCGCCGCTTGATCGTGGCGGCTCTCCCGCCGCTTGCAATTTCGATCTTTTCGGTTGCTTTTCCCTCGATGAGGGTGCTCAGGATTTTAATGTTATTTTCATGGGCCGCTTTGTCTACGTCGTCAATGTCTGGCAGGCCCTGGGTTACTTCGTCTATGCGAACAGGAATCCGGTCGAGCTCTTTTTGGATTTCCTTCCGCTTTTCGGCGATCACCTTCCGGTGCTCTTCAATGCTGCGGTCTCCTAAAACGTCCGGCAACCTGGCCAGCTTTTTATCGCTGGCGATGACGTCCGCGTCCGGGATGTCTCCGCAAACCTCGAGCAGGATTTCCCGGCGCCTGGTCCAATGCAGGGCGGTGTTAAAGTAGCGCGGGTCGGTCAGGAGCAGGAAAACCTCCGCCGGTGCAATTTCGTCTATCGCCTCGGTGTATTCCTTCTGCTTGACCGGGACGCCGTTTATGTGGTGATCGATCGTGTGGCCGCTGAAGGTCGCCGTCGCGCTGCCGCGCTTCTTGGTCCATTCCTCCTTGTATCTTTTCTTGAGGGTTACCGTTTTTCCTTCTCCCAGGTCGAGCTCCGCCTCGACCTCATGGTCCAGGCCGTGGATCGGTTCGCCGTTCCTTTCGAGGGTTTTGATCTCGAAGTCTTTGCGGTTTTGGCTGTCCTTGCCGTCGAGCAGCCAGCGGAAGGCGTCAAATACCGTCGTCTTGCCGGTGGCGTTTTCGCCGCTGATCGTGATGCTCTTCCCCTGGGGTTCAATGCTGAAGCTCCTGACGCCTTTGAAATTCTTTAGTGTAAGGCGGTTTAATTTCATGGCCTTGCTCCCTTCTCCTTTTTCATATTAGCGCTCCCAGCCAATTCGCTTGCTGGCGCCTACGTGATCGGCGCCCTGGTCTTTTAATTCCTTCATCCGCTGTCCCCAATATTCGCCGGTTGCTCCCTGGAACCAGGGGTCGCCGACCGGGGCGAATCGCCAATGGCTGAGTAGCTGCTCGTAGCTCATTTTGTCTATTTGCTCTTTTCTTTCCGGGGTTAGCTCCATGGTTTTCCTCCTTCCCGCGGTTATTGGTCGGTATTGTCCCATTCCTCGCTCACCTTCCTGCCCTTTACCGCGTGCTGGTCGTGCCACATTGGCTGCAGGTTTGAAAGTGCCCAGCATTTTTTAAATTCAGGAGAGTCCGTGGTGTCGTAATTAAAGCTTGATCTTGGCACGATGTGGTCGATGTGCCAGCCTCTCCATCCGTAATTGTCCCAGGTCATATCGCGGTCAAATTGTTTTTCCAGGTGCTCAACGAGCTGGTAATAAGTGTATCCTACCCACTTTTCCCATTTAAACCCGGCCTTGTTGTTGTGTATTGCGCGGGTCATCCCTGAGCTTATCCGGGCGTCGATTCTTTTGCGTTCAGTTTTCTTGCCGTCTGTGACGCGGGGGGCCTTGTCTTTAATCCATGCGATTTCACTTATCGCCGCCATTTGCTTCGTCGTAAACAGGTGCCCTGGCGTTACTTCCAGGTATTCGGCGATGAGCTCTACTTCGTCCGGTGTTGGCAGCGCTTCGCCGCTCTCAATAAAACTTAGGCGCGATCGCGGGATGCCTACGTAATCGGCGACGTCTTTTTGGGTGCATTTCCCTCCTTTCCCTCTGCGCGAAATTAGCTCCCTGTAATAGAATATTCCGTTCGGCATGTATCTTTCCATTAGTGAGGCTCCTTTCTTCGCTTGTGCGCGATGTCTGAACTGCCTACACTGTCAGGAATTCTATGGCTGTCCCTCCTTTTCCTGCCTCCCGGCAAAATTACCTTCTACCGGGGCTGATTCGCGGTTTTTTCTTGCTCTTCGAGTTCTTTTTCGCAGGCGGCCCTGATCCATTCGGAGCGGTTGTCGCCTCTGGTCCTGGCTGCTTCGTCTATGCGGTCGAGCAGCTCCTGGGTTAGGTAGATGTTCACCTGGATCGATCTTGTCATTTTATGGCCTCCTTTCTTTAGGCGGCTGCTTCAGCGATCGGCTTCCAATCTTTTGGCGAGAGGGTTATGATTTCTCCGCCGAGGCGCTCCAGCTCGGTGGCTCGGTCGTAGCTTTCGACCTCCTGGCTGTAGCGGGTGATCGCGTTCAGTAGTCCGTATTGTGTTTGCTCTTCGTGCTGGATCAGCTGGGTCCTGATTCCTGATTCCTCTTGTTCGGTTAAGCGGTAGCGATTGGCCAGCTCCTTCACGGCGGCGACCGGGTCTCCGGTTATCCGGTTCTCGGTCCCGGCTTTAAGGTCGCCAAGGACCTGGTTGAAAACCTCCATGCTTAGAAGGCCCTTCATGACGTCCCTGGCTTCCAGCCAGAAGGCCCGGTCGATCGCTTCCTGGGTTTCGTCTGTTAAGAGCTCCGCGGCGGCCTCTTCTCCGGCGCCAAGCTGGCGGCCGATGTGGTATTTGCTGAGGCCGAACATCTCTCCGGTCGTGTCCCTGGCGATCATGCCGTTTTCGCAAATTAGCCGGTTGATGAAGGGGTCGATCATTAGCTTGCCGTAGCCGACCTCCGAATTGCTGATCGCTACTCCGGCTTGAACAATGTCGCCCTTCTTCACTTCGCCCTGGAGCCGTTCGGTTGTGATTTTTAGGTAGAGCTTTTTCTCGGTGATCTCGCAGCTGTTGATCCTGAGGTCCGGGTGGTTCTGGAGGACCGGCAAGATCGTCTGCTCCATCAGGTCGTAATTGTCCAGGCGTCTGTAGCGGTTGCTGAGGAAGGCCCGGGCCTGGTTGTCTAATGTCCTGATCATCCTGGGCTCCGGTGCTTCCTGGAACCAATGGTTTACGTTTCGGGCCAGCAGCTCCGGCGCTTCGTCCTTCATGCGCTCGTAGTATCTGACCGGGATTTTAACGCTCTCCGCGATTTGTTTGTGGGCCAGGGCGGTCGGTTTGAACCGCCTGATTCCTGATTCTGATTCCGGGGTTGTCATGTCGAGGCAAACGTCGTCCGGGTGTTCGTAGCCGTGGGTCAGGACCGGGACCATTTTCAAGGTCCTGGTGTCCGCTATGAAGTCTCTTTTCATCGCTGTTTGCCTTTCAATTTCCTGGGCCAATTCGGTAAGGCTTTTTCCTTGTTTCATTTTTTCGCGCTCCCTTATTTTTTATTTAAATTATGGTTAGCTGGCCTCCGCTGGTTTTGCGGTACCGGCTGGCGACCTCGGTGTCCTCCGTGGCCTGGATCAGGGTTCGCAGGTCCAGCCCGAAGTCTTTATATCCCCTGGCGATCGTGTTTAGGTAGCTGCCGCTGGGGGCGCTGTAGCCTCCGCTCTGCATCACGTAAACCAGGGCCATGCGTTTTTTTGCTTCTCCTGGCTGCTCGACCTCAAACCACAGCCGGTCGTAAAGTGTGGGGTATCCTTCGTAGCGGTCGAGGGCTTCCAGGCATTTGTCGGTGATCGCCCATAGCCCACCTTGGACCTCGCTGCCTGGGTTCGGTTCAATGTCCGCTACTCCGCGGAAGATCAGGCGGTGGTCCTTCATGGTCGCTGGGCCTATTATTTTGGCGCCCGGGCAGCGGCGCTTCATTTGCTCGGTGTCAAGGTTGCTGCCGTAGGCGAAGTATAGCGCTTGCTTGATCATCGGTTCATCCTCCTTCGCGGGCGTGCTTTTCGGCTTCCCGCACAATTTTTTCGGGGGCCGCGGTCCTGGCCATGAATCCCCGGATCGCTTCTCCCTGGTAGCACAGGTAAACAAATTCGCTGTCCTCTCTCAGGGTGTATCCGGCTGGCAGCTTCATGGTCGGCGTGACCTCCCAGCCTGGGAGCTTGTTCATCGCTGGTCCTCCTTCCCGGGTTCGTAGGTGAGCAGCCCGATGCGTTGAAACTCGTCGATCGTCTTTTGGGCCCGCTCTTCGAGGCTGGCGCCGCTGGTGTCAATTTCCTGGCCGTAAACTTTATTTATCCGGTCCTGGAGATGGTCGATGTAGGCGTCCAGCGCCTGGCGTGCTTCCTCCGGCACAAGTTTCGGGTCGTAGATCGCTTCTCTGAATTGCTCTATGATTTCTGTCGCGCTTCCCTGGTAAACTTGGCCATTGCCGTGGGTCCTGACTTTTTTGATCCAATCGGCGTTTTCTGGGGTGCTGTCTGGGTAGAGTATGAATTCGTTGTCCTTTTTCATGGTGATTCCTCCTTTTGTTTTCTGAGGCCGGGGCCTCGGCCCAAGGTCCAGCGCGTGGTCCCTGGGCCCGGGCTCCGCCCGGGGTGTTGCTAAATGCTGGGGTGATCGTTCGGGTTGCTGCTCAGGTGACCGTAGCTTTCGGCGTGGGCCTGGTCTGTAGTGTGCTCTGATCGAAGTGTCGAATTTGATGTCCCAGATGCGGCCGTCGGCGCCGGTTACTTTGTAGCCGCCTTGAGTCTTGGGGCTGATGTAGCCGTTAGTGTGCTCCTGGACGATCTCGGCTACCTGCTTCCGGGTGATGCCTGTCATTTCGATCTCCACTCCGATTGTTTGGTCCTTCATGTTAATCTTGGTCATTTTTTTGCGCTCCCTTCGGGGTATTTTATTTTTTGAAGCTCTCACATTTCAGCGCCCGGCCTTTGTTGGCGCCGGGCGCTGTATCTGGTGCTTCCTTGCTTTTCTTGGTCTCTTCGGGTCCTGGCTTCCTGCTGGCTCCGCCGCCTGCTCCGGTCCGTCTTTAGCTGCCCTGTTGGTTCTTCGCGCTTGGTGCGAGCGTCTCCCGGGCCACTCCCGGTCCCGCTCTGGCTCCCCTGCTGCTGCAGCCCTTCTCGGTTTGTGCGGCCTTTTCGCTCAGTCCCCGGCTCCTTGCTGCCGGGTGGTCAGGCCCTCGTTGTATCGGGTGGCTTCCCGCCTTTCGGTTTGTCTGCCGCTCCCCTTCCTGGTTCTCCCCGGGCTTCGGTTTCCCTGTGGCCGGGCCTTAGAGCTTCCGGTTCGCGGTTGCTGCGGGTTAGGCTTTCTTCCTGGTCGTGGCCGTGGGTCCGGCCTTGCTGGGGTTCCCGCTTTCTTTTTTCCGGGCCGGGGGCGCCTTGCCCTTTCGTTGGCGCCTTGCCGGGTGTCCTGTTGCTAAACACATAATATCACGGGGGCACCCTCCTGTCTACCCTAAAACATGGTAAAAGGGGCTAAAAAGGCGTATTTTTTCGATTTTTTTTCGATTTATTTTAAGTTTTTTTGCAAAAAAATGCCTCCTGGGCGGGAGGCAAAGCGGCTTTTTGCCGCGGTTTAGGGGGTGCGTTAATCCCTTGTTTACTCGGGGTCGCGGCGGACCATGCTGATTATGTCGTTTATGTAATTTGATCCGGCCATGATGAAAAATGCGGTGGTCGTCTGGCCTACATATGGCCAGGCGAATTCGATTCCGACCATGTCAAAAAAGTCCAGCCCGGCGCCTATCGCCAGGACCAGCCCGGCTGCGAAGGCTATCGCCAATTTGAGGTCGAATTCCTTGATCGTGACCTGGTCCAGGGCTGGGATCAGCTTGGTTAAAACCTCTACGAATCTTTCGGTAATTACTGCTAAAAATACCCATGCGAATAACGGTTCCATTTAAAGCACCTCCGTGTTTTGGTGTGGCTCCGGTTGCCCGTGGCCGTTTTGAATCTGGGCTAATTCTAATTCCTTCTCTTTCCTGGTGATCGATGACGCCAGCGTCAGTTCTCCTAAGATCGCTGCTAATCCTGTGTAAATTAAGCTGTCCTGGACCATCCGCCCGGTCCAGTTGAAATAAATTACGGTAACGATAAAGGCGAAAGCTGCGATCAGCATGGCGGTGACCACTCTCTCTAAAAACTTGCTGCCGTTCTTTTTCTTTTCCGCCTGGGCCCGGTCCAGCCTGGATTGGTATGGCTGGAATTCAATCGGCTCGGGCTCCGGTGGAAATAATTCGTCGAACTCCTCCTTCACCATTTCCTCCTCCTTTTTGGCCCGGTCGCCTGTTTTTTATTCCTGCTCAAAGGGCAGCATGAAGGTGTCCGGGAATCCTTTGGCTTTGGCCTCGGCGACCGCTGTCCTGGCGTGGGCTATGTCCTGGAATGATCCGATAATTACTCGGTAGTATAAATTGCTTGCTGGCGGTGGTGTCGGTATCACAGGCGGCGCCGCTTTCCTGGGCAGCGCCAGGGCCCGGGCGATTCCTTCCGCGGTAAAGTTTCCGAGGTTTTTCTGGACCTCCGGCGTGCTGGCCAGCCTGGCTTCGTTCGGGTTGCTCAAAAACATATATTCGATCAGGACCGTCGGTGCCGGGATGTTTCCGGTGATCCAATGGGTTGAAAACCTTGGGCCGCGGTCCCGGACGCCGATGCTCTCGACGTAGGGTTTGAGGGCGCTGTGGATCGCCGTTCGGTAATTCTTGGTGACCTCGTATAATGGGCCGGTGCTCAGATGCGTCGCGAATCCCTGGGCCGCTTGGTCCTGATGCCAGTCGTGGTGTTGCGAAACGAATATCGCTGGCTTCGCTGCTGCGGCCATGTCCCTGCGGGCCGGGAGGCTGATAAATACGTCGCGGTCCCTGGCCATGATTATTTTGTGGCCGCTGAAATTCTGGTTGAGCGCGTCCCTGGTCGCGAGGCTGACCGCTAAGTTGACGTCCTTTTCCCGGACGCCGTTCGCGACCGCTCCGCTGTCGCTTCCCCCGTGGCCAGCGCTGAGCATAATTATTTTTTCTGCTCCTGGCGCCGGTTCGGGTGTCTTTGCAGCTGGGTCGTATTTATTCGGGTCGCCCCAAACCTTGGAGCCGATCGCTGAGCCGTCGTCGATCCGGATTTCGGCGTGGAGGTGAATCCCGGTCGATCGCCCGGTCGTCCCGCAAATCCCGACGATTGCTCCTGCCGGGAGCCGGTCCCCTGGCTTGACGCTGAAGCTGGCCAGGTGCTGTAAAATCAGCAGTTCTTTCGTGCCGTCGATCTGCAGCGATGCGGTGAGACCGCGGGTGCTCGCGTAATTGTTTGTGGCCCGGATCGTCCCTGGCCAGGGTGTCCGGACCGGGTTATTGTAAGGCTTGCTTCGGTCCGGGACGCCGAAATCGATTCCCCAATGGGTTACCTTGGCGCCGGTGAAAGGGTCGGTCCTTTCTCCGTAGTCGCTGATCAGGCGCCAGGGCGGCTGTAAAACTTTTGTGTAATATTCGACGAGGGTCATGGCCCTCACTTCCTTTCCTGTTTTTTGCGGCGCTGGCTTAGCGTGGCCAAATGCCAAATATCCAGGTGATCGTCGCGGTGGCGACGGTTATTCCGGTGAGCAGTAGGCCGATAATTTTTGAGATCCGCTCGAAACGTTGCTGCTGCTCCTCCCTTCCCTGGTCCATCCACTTTTCTCTTAGGCTCTCGGTCGTCGTCGTAATTAGTTTTTCCTTTTCCTCATCGTCGAGGTGGTCTCCGATCATTTCCTCCACCTTCCTGACCAGCGGAAGGACCGGGCAGCTCTCGGTGCGGTTATTTAAATATTGGTTTACGTCGCCTTGCAGCTGGATGACCTCCGCCCGGAATCCGTTGTATTCGTGCATCCGGTCGTCCAGGTATAATAAAAATTTGCTCTGGATCGCGCTGGTTTTGTTGAGGCGCCGGAGCGCGCTGTAAATGTCTACCTGGGTGACCTTCTTAATCAGGGCTCCGTCCTGCTCTGTGTATTCCAGCTCGGGATGGTCCACCAGGGTATTTTCGAGTTCCTTCCTGGCTTCGGCTGTTTTAATTGCGTCGCTTTTCATGGTCCGCCTCCCTGTGGTTTACCCGGGCATTGCAGTAAAAATAATGTCCGGTGGTCGCTTAAATTCTGCTTTCCATATATGGTCCGTAGTCACAAACCAAAGCCTGGGTGTTACCGCGTCGTATTGGTAGGTCATGTCAAAGGCTGCCTGTGCATATTCACTAAATTCTCTGTCGTAGGGTGCTCCGATTCCCGTTTGTATCCACGAATTTGCGGCGATGTCGTAAATGAATAATTTGTTGAATTGATACTGGGTTCCGTTGTTGACGTAGTAATATGCCTGCCTTGATTCCATGGCTACGAGGTGGCTTGGTCCTAACATTTTTAGCCGCCCGCCTGCTCTCCAATAAGCCCCTGGGCAAGAAGTCATGTAGCTCCAGGTATTTCCACTTATTGAATACCGCATAAATACGCCGTCGCTGTTTCCGGAGGTGCAGTAAATAAAATTGCCTCCGTCGTAGCAAAGTGCTGCGTGGGTTGTGTTTATTGGCGTGGTCGCCAGGGCCGTCCAGGTGCCAGCTGTTCCGTAAGTCTGTTTCCGGAAAAGGTTTGAGCCAGAGCCTTGCTTGTAATAAAAAGTGTTGTCGCCGTCGAAAATTAAATCTCCGCCGTGGACGCTTCCTGATATCGACATCCACCAGTGTTCCCAGACATTGGCGCCTATCGTGTATCTGGAAATTCCGTCTGAGCCGCTTGATGGTCCTACTCTTAATAAAATTATGCCTGATGGCCCAGCCATCAACTTGTTCTCAAACCTGGCGGAAAACCCGAGGTCCGCTGGTTTTGTCGCGTGTGTTTTGGTTGCGATGTTGTATTTATACCAGTCAGTGTAACCGACTCCGCGGGTGTAGTATAAAAAGCCGTCGTGAACTAATACTGCTGCGGTGTCCCTGGTGGTTGTGACCACTGTGGTTTCTTTTTCTGGCCCGCCTAAATAAAGCCCGCCCTTGAACAGTCTCCAGGCCGTGCCGTCGTAAAAATACATGACGTTGAGCTCGGTGTGGAAAAACATCATGCCCGCTGCTGGGCTGCCTGGTAGCGAGGTTCCGACCTGAACCCTTATCTCTTTGGTGCTGTCTTTCCGTATGTTGATTCCTTCCGCGACCGCTTCGTCATATTGCGTCTCCAGGTTATTTAGCCTGGTGTGGGTAATTGCTAAGCCCTCGGTCCAAGTGTTCTTTGTGTAGGCCATGGGTTATTCCTCCTCCGCGTTTTCGCTTAATTCAATCCAGGCGCTGCCATCTGAAATGTATAACTCTTTATCGGTGCTGTTTAAATAAATCCGCCCGACCGCGTGGCTGGGAGCCGAGGCCAGAACCTCTACGGCCAGGGCCTGGTTGACTAAGGTTCTTATTGGGTTTGTCTCCCACTCGGCTATGACCTCGTCGTATTGTGTTTCCAGGTTTCGGAGCCGCGCTGGCGTAATTTCGGTCGTGCCGTCTACCCAGGTTGTTTTCGTGTAGCCCATTATTCCTCCCACCTGTCTGTCCGCCGGATGTCCCAGCTTTCTGATTTGGTTTTCTCCTGGTCGAAGGTTTCGCTGATCACTTTGATGCCGGTGCCTTTTTCGGCTGCTGCGTCGATTCCTCCATACCAGTGAATTTCCTCGACCATGCCGATCGCCTCGTAGGGCGCCAAATATCCGGCTGTTAAAATCGTGTCGGTCTCCATGTCCTGGCGGTCCATCATTTGCTTCCGGCCTACGACCGCGCCGTCAACCTTCCATTCGATGTATTTAATCCGGTCGCCGTAGTCAAACATTGGAAATGTGTCGGCGCCCGGGTAAAGGTCTGCTCCGGGTGTTACTCTCTTCATGATATTTAGCTCGTTCGGCTCTAAGGCCCAATTCTTGCTGAATTCGAAAAGTAAGGTTAGAATTTCGATTTCCGAAATGTTTTCCCGGACGACCATGGTTTCGCCTCGGGTGGCCAGCTCGCCAAAAAACTTGGTCCAGCTGCCGTGAGTCGGTCCTTCTACTGCTTTAATGTCGTATCCTAATTCGGTCGTGCTGGCGCAAAAAACCTGGACCGATTCGACCAGCATTTCGGCCTCCTCCAAATAATATTCCGGCAGGTCGATCGTGACCAGGTGGCCTGGCTCGATGCCCTCTTTTAAGGTTTTGAATTTTATTGTTTTTCCTTCCCGGGCGTATTTAGCCAGGGCGCTGGCCCCTGCCTCGAATGCTGCCTGCCTGCTCGGGTTGTCCATTTCCATAATCGCTTCTACGAATCCGGTCCCGCTGCCCTCGATTTCCTGGAGGTCTAAAATCGCCTGGTTGTCCTGGTTGCGGACGATAATGTCTACCAGGCCGCGGTAGGTGATCTTCATCAGGTCCGCGGCTACTAATGGCGGGAGCTCGCGGTCCCTGGTTACGGTCTCTGAGTATTTTTCCCAAAACCAGATCGGAACAATAAAATCTACTGACGCCTGAGTCCCGGCTGATTCGGTTAGGGTTAGATTCGTGTCGTCTATATATCCGGCGACCGTGTATCTGACTTCGTTTATGATGATGGCCCGGCCTTCCCAGGCTGGCATAAACCTGGTCCCGCTGATCCTGGTGACCGCGGTTCCGTCGGTGCTGACCACTCCTTTCGGTGTAACGTCCAGGCCCTTAATCCCGCGGTGTTCTTCCTGGTAAGCTCCTCCGTCGTAGCTGATTTCAAAAGTCGGGACCGTCCCTACGCGGTAGCCCAAAACAAAGTCCTGGGATTCTCCGTCGCCTTTCTTGTATTCGATCTGTTCTCCGGTCAGGTCCCGCCCGCCTCTGATCCATTGGCGGTTGCGGTATTTCGGGTTGCCCTCTTCAACCTGCGGGTCTCCGATCATGTCCTCCCAGGTGATCGTGTCCGGGTAGACGTAATGCTCTGGTGCCATAAAATCGAGGCTTTTGTCCGGGCTGATAATCCACCAGTAATTGGTTGCTTCCTTTAAGGCGTCGATGGCCCTGGAGGCCGGGATGTAATTAAATACGGTATCCTCTATTGTTTCCCCCGGGTCTATCGTTCCGAGGGTGATTCCTTCTTCCGTCAGGTAATCGGTGTGCAATGCCGTAATAATTGCCCCTGGTGTCATTTTCTCGTAAGCCCGGGCCACGATTCTTTTGTCGGTCAAATAATGCCAATCGATGCAGGTGATCGCGTGAAGGACCGCGGCCTTGGAGCTCTTCCGGCGCCGCTTGGCCGTCTCGATAATCCCGCCGTATTTTAGGGTTTCGCCCTGGTAGACCAGGACCGGCTGGCCGCGCCGGAAAACCTTTTCGCCGGTCCAGTCGGTTACCGTAAATCGGCAGGTCGATCTTTCGTCGACCGCCTTGTCAATCCGGAAATCGTCCTTTACGAATTCCTGCTCTACTCCTGAGATCGTAATTTTTATCATATCCGCAGCGCCGCCTTTAGCCTGATTTCCTCGACCAGCGGTTCGCCGATCGCCCGGAGCAGGGTCTCGCTGTCAAGCTCTACGGTGACGTTGATCGTCCTGGGCCCGGCCATTCCGGTGCCGGGTGGTCCTGGCCAGTCTCCGCCGAAATCGAAGCCCGGGTCTCCGTCGCCAAATTCTGGGGTGATGTCTTTTAGCCTGGAGAAGCTCTGCTTCATTTCTCCTGGTAGCCTGGAGGCCCGCTCCGCGATCGCGTCGATCGCTCTTTCGGCGTATGATGGTGAGCTTATGCCGAGCCCGTTTTTGATTCCGCCCCAAATGCTTTCTCCGGCCTTTTTGGCTGCATTCCATAATTCTCCGCCGAAGCTCATGATCTTGGTGACGACCGCTTTTAATGTGTCCCCTAAAAGATTCGGCAGGTTCTTGACCGTGTCCATAAATCCTTCGGTTAGCCTCTTGGCGGCTGCCTGGGCGTTGCTCCATAAATCGGTTACCCAGGATTTGATTCTGTCAATCGTGGTTCCCAGGGCGGTGCTGAAGGTCGCGGTGATCGTTTTCCAGGTGTCTGCGAAAAAGTTTTTAATCCTGGTCCAGATTTCTCCGATGAACTCGAAAATTCTGCCGTATGCTGACCTGAGGTGGTCCTCTACGGCCTCCAGGTCTCCGCGGAATAAGGCTTTGATCGCTTCCCAAATTTCTGTAAAAAACCTTACTATCTCGTCCCATATCTCGGTTATGAATTCAAAAATTGCCGTGAACCGTCCGGTGACTCGGTCGAGCAGTTCTCCGGCTTTGCCGTCTCCGATCTCGCGGATGCTGTCCCAGGTCTTGCCGAAAAAGTCTTTTATGTTTCCCCAAACGTTTTCGGTCGTGTCCTTTATGCTGGACCAGGTTTCGCTGGCTTTGTTCTTTACGGCATCGGTGCCTCCGGAAAAAATGCCCTTAATTCCTTCCCAGATATTCGTGAATAATTCTACGATCGCGCCCCAAATTTCTGCGGCTTTTTCCTTTACGACCTCCCAGGATTTTATTAGCCATTCGCTGACCTGGTCCCAATTCTTCCAAAGCAGGACGATCGCGGCGATCAGGGCTATGATCGCTACTACTATCCAGGTGATCGGGTTCGCTAAAAGCGCTGCCGTAA